AAGGAAGGTTATATAAATATCTGATCGATTTTCCTTCAGATATTTTTTATTGTCAAAAATTATGGAAAAGATACTCGAAGAGAATAAGAATAGGTTTGTTTTGTTCCCGTTGGAGCACCATGACATATGGGACTATTACAAGAAGGCACAGCAGGTTTTTTGGACTGCAGAAGAAATTGATCTTTCTCAAGATCTTACTGACTGGGAAAAATTAAATGAAGGCGAAAAGCATTTTGTCAAGCATGTTTTGGCATTCTTTGCTGCATCTGATGGAATTGTAAATGAGAATTTAGCAGAGAACTTTGTTGCTGAAGTACAGTACACAGAAGCCAAATTCTTTTACGGTTTCCAGATTATGATGGAAAATATCCATTCTGAAACTTATTCTCTTTTGATTGACACATACATCAAAGATAAAGAAGAGCAAAATCATTTGTTCAACGCAATTGATACAGTTCCAGCTGTTCAAAAGAAAGCTGAGTGGGCTCTTAAGTGGATTGGTTCTGATTCTTTTGTTGAGCGTATTATAGCTTTTGCTGCTGTTGAGGGAATTTTCTTTTCAGGATCTTTCTGTTCAATTTTCTGGCTTAAGAAGCGTGGACTAATGCCAGGATTATCTTTTTCTAATGAACTTATTTCTCGTGATGAGGGGCTACATACAGACTTTGCTGTTCACCTCTACAATAACCATATCGAAAATAAGCTTTCCAGAGAAAGATTGATTGAGATTATCGATTCTGCTTTGACTATTGAAAAAGAATTTATTACTGAGGCTCTTCCTGTGTCCTTAATCGGTATGAATTCTAATCTGATGAAACAATATCTTGAGTATGTTTCTGACAGACTTTTGATGGATCTTGGTGTTGGTAAGGTGTATAATGCCGAGAACCCATTTGACTTCATGCAAAATATAGCAATGGCAAATAAAACTAATTTCTTTGAAAAGAGAGTAGCTGATTATGTCAAATCTGGTGTTGGTGAAGTTAAAGAACAAATCTCATTTGACGAGGATTTCTAAGCATGGATATTACAAAGCGCAATGGTACTAAAGAGCCACTAAAGCTCGAAAAGATTAGCTCCAGGATAAAAAAATTAACTTATGGCTTGCATGATATGGTTGATCCAGATCTTGTCAGCACAAAAGTTGTTTCTGGTCTTTACGATGGTGTTTCAAGTACAGAACTCGATCAGTTAAGTTCAGAGACTGCTGCTTCAATGATCACTACACATCCTGATTATGGCAAGTTAGCTGCTCGTATAGCTATCACAGCTTTGTACAAGGATGTTGAAAAAGATTTCTCAAGAATTGCTACCAAGCTTTACGAATATATCAATCCTAAAACTGGTGAAAAGGCTGGGATGATTTCTGATGAAGTTTATTCCGTAATTCAAAATAATGCTGATGAACTTGATGCCATGATTGTACATGATAGAGATTTCAATTTTGATTATTTTGGATATATGACTCTCAAGAAGTCATATCTTCTAAAAACCAATGGTCAAGCAGCAGAAACTCCTCAACACCTTTACATGAGAGTTGCTGTTGGAATCTGGCGTGACAATTTAGAGATGGTGCAAAAGACTTACGATATGTTATCTCAAGGTCTATTTACCCACGCTACTCCAACATTATTTAATGCCGGTACAAATCGTCCTCAGCTTTCATCCTGCTTCTTGCTTGATGTTGATGACGACTCTATTCCTGGTATTTATAAGACTCTTTCTGATTGTGCAAAAATTTCTCAATCGGCTGGGGGAATTGGTATCAATATTCACAAGATTCGAGCTAAAGGTTCTTATATCAAGGGCACCAACGGATACTCTAATGGAATTATCCCAATGCTTCGTGTCTTCAATGAAACAGCGAGATATGTCGATCAAGGTGGTGGAAAGCGAAAGGGCTCTATTGCTGTTTACCTTGAGCCTTGGCATGGTGATGTTTATGATTTCTTAGATCTTCGTAAAAATCAAGGTAAGGAAGAAATGAGGGCGAGAGACTTGTTCTTGGCTCTTTGGATTCCTGATTTATTTATGCAAAGAGTTGAAGAGAATGGCACCTGGTCTTTATTCTCTCCTGAGCAAGTTCCAGGCTTGATTGATGCCTACGATTCACCAGACAATAAGGCTTTCACAGCTTTGTATGAAAAATATGAATCGGAAGGAAAAGCACTCAAGGTTGTTAAGGCTCGTGAATTGTGGGAAAAGATTCTTGACTCACAAATTGAAACTGGTACACCTTACATGCTTTACAAGGATTCATGTAATTACAAGTCCAATCAAAAGAATCTTGGCACTATTAAGTCTTCAAATCTTTGTACTGAAATTATTGAATATACAGACAAGAATGAAACAGCTGTATGTAATCTTGCATCTATTGCTTTACCAAAATATGTTTCAATTCCATCAGGTAAAGTAAGAGAAAAAGATAAGAAATTACGCAAGTTTGATTTTAAGAATTTGTATGAAGTAACATATCAAGCTACAGTAAATCTCAACCAAGTAATTGATATCAACTATTACCCAACAGAAGAAACTTCTGTGTCTAATTTCAAGCACAGACCAATTGGTTTAGGTGTTCAAGGATTAGCTGATACTTTTGCGATCATGGGTCTTCCTTTCGATAGTGATGAGGCAAGAAAGCTTAATAAAGATATCTTTGAAACTATTTATTTTGCAGCATTGACGGCATCTAAGGATTTGGCAAAAGCACATGGGTCTTATTCGTCTTTTCAAGGATCTCCAGCATCTCAAGGTTTACTACAATATGACTTATGGGGACTTAATGAGAATGATCTTTCCGGCATGTGGGACTTTAATGCACTCAAGGAAGAAATCAAAGAATTTGGTTTGAGAAATTCACTTCTTGTTGCTCCAATGCCTACTGCTTCAACTGCACAAATTCTTGGAAACAATGAATGTTTTGAACCATTCACAGCAAACATTTACAAGAGAAATACTTTGAGTGGTGAATATGCCATTATTAATAAGCATTTAGTCGAAGATCTTGTAAATCTTGGAATTTGGAGTGACAATATCAGAATGAAGCTAATTATTGACAATGGATCAGTACAGGGAATTGATGAAATTCCATCTGATATCAAAGAAGTATATAAGACAGTTTGGGAGATCAAGGGTAAATCTATTCTTGAAATGGCAAGAGATCGTAATTATTTTATTGATCAATCTCAGTCATTGAACATGTTTATGGCTGAACCAACTGTTTCAAAGCTTTCTTCTGCTCACTTCTATGGATGGAAGATTGGTTTGAAGACAGGCATGTACTATCTTCGTACTAAACCTAAGGCGCAAGCTTTGAAGGGGTTAGGAATTGATGTATCTTCAATTCAACAAGTAGAAAAGAAGCCTGAAATTGAAATCAAGCCTATGGAAGAAGAACCAGATATTCCACAATGTAGACTTGATAATCCAGATTGTGAAGCTTGCGGATCATAAAAAAGAGGGGAGAAATCCCCTCTTTTTAAGTATTTGATAAGCCTCTTCTAATTTCTCTTAGTTTATTGGCTACAGCATCTTGAGTTGCATTTTCCAAAGTACCATTCATATCAAGTGGATCAACTTCAAAATGAAAATCTCTACCATTGATATGGTTTCTCGCTATAGCTGTAATTTGTTCAGGTGTAGGAGGAGAATGTATATCAACGCTCCATTCTCCATAGTTAGAAACTCTAATAGCGCCAGTTAAAGACATGAATGGAACAACATAATCAGAATATCTACTTCCTTGAGATTCTTCTGGTTCGTCCATAACAGATTCAATATTTCTGTGATCTAATGATCTTTCATATCCACCCTCAGAATAATCGAGAAATTTACCAGAGCTTAAGACATATCCAGCTTTGATTGGATCATTTGTTTCACCGTAAAACTCTAAAGCTTCTTTTTCTTTGGGATGAATACCAAAATATGATTGAGCTAATTTATACCACATACTTTACATTTCTAAAAAGATACTATATAATCCTTACATGGGAAAGCCAATTGTTCGTGAAGTGAAAATTCTTGACGCAGTTCTTAAGGAAGACGAAGGAACTGAAGATGAGCCAAAAGTTGTTCAATATATTTGGCTACAGTTACAAGACGTAAAAACAGACAGAGTTTATGCATCTCAGTTATCACTTGATGATATCAAAGATATTACTGGAATGGATCGATATTTAGAAGGAAGAGAGTTGATTAATTTCACTATTGCATTGAAAGCAAGAGAAACTCCTTTGTCATTAGTTTTCAATCCAGATGCAGAAGAAATTACAGTTGATATGATAAAGAATGAAGAGGAAATAAATTAATGGCTACATCAGGTAAAGGTCAAGTTGCAGTGAACGTACAAAATGCGAATTGTAGAGTAGAAATCAAAGCCTTCCGTGAAGGAGCTGTTATGCCTAAGAAGGCAACTCAAGGCGCAGCAGGTTACGATTTGTGTGCATGTATTCCAGATTATTCAACTGGAATGATGATTCATCCAGGAAATTCATTAATCGTTCCAACTGGGTTGAATGTAAATATACCTGAAGGCTATGAAATTCAAATTCGTCCAAGGTCAGGTTTAGCAGCAAAGCATGGTGTTACAGTATTAAACACTCCTGGAACTATTGATTGTGATTACACTGGAGATGGTGAAGATTTTGAATTGAAAGTTATTCTTTTCAATCATAATAGAATGCCTTTTTCTATCAATCACGGAGACAGGATTGCACAAATGGTTGTTGCAAAGTTGGCAGAACATGAATTGGTAGAAGTTGAAGAGTTCAATGCTCAAGCAAATTCTTCACGTAAAGGTGGATTAGGTTCCACTGGTATTTCGAATAATGGTGGCTTTGATGGATCATAATATTGACCAAGCCACTAAAAACTATACAATTTTTTGTGATTTAGATGGAACACTCTGGGAGCAAGGTGATCCAACTGAAATTGCAAAGCCTGGATATCAACCAAAAATTATTCATGGAACTGTTAACAAGATTCGTGAATGGGACAGTAAAGGCTATAAGATCATCTTAACCACTGGCAGAAAAGAGAGTTTACGAGATGTTACAATCAAGCAGCTTTCTTATGCTGGTATTGTTTATGACCAATTAGTTATGGGAATTGGTGGTGGATCAAGAGTTCTCATCAATGACTTGAGAGCCAATGGTGACAAGTCAGCTTTTGTTTATCAACCGAAGCGCAATGAGGGCATTGAAGGTATTGATATTTGATGTATCCAGAATTTAAGAAATTTGTAAACTTGATTGGGCACGACATAACAATTTCAGGACACGCAACATTGCCAAGATGTGAAAATCCTTGCCGTGTAGAAACCGAACAAATGATTATTGGTAAATTAGCTGGTGTTCCAATTGTAAAAACAGAATTTATCAAGCTTGTAAATTTGCCAGATCCAGAAGATGGAACTTATTATATTGTAAGTAGGCTTTGTATGGATTATATACCATTTATAAGAGAAGATGTATTTAGTGTTGATACAGGTTCTACAGCAGTACGTGATGAAAATGGTCAAGTTGTAGCCGTAACTCAATTAAGCGTATAAAAATAAACCCCTCTTTATGAGGGGTTTATTTTATTTGCAATTTCATGAAACATCTTAATGAACATTCCATTATTGTAGTTATCAACCATTTCACGATTGTTTCCATAAGAATAGTGAACAACTAAGAAGTTTCCATAAACACAGTTTTTCATTGATCGTTCCCTTGGCTTATAATTTGAAATCCAAGGCTCTTCATCTATTCCTACATTATCAAATTTTGCAAATTCTGAACCTAACCAAGAAATACAGTTAATACTACATCTTTCATACTCATGAAAAATCCACTTTTGAAATCTAAAGTCAGATAGTTTATTTTGCTGAAGACTATTATAAAAATCACGAAAACTAACTAAAGTATAATTTGGTTGGGTCAAAGTTCTATTGTTATAATCATAATCAACCAGTTGTACTTCATTCAACTCCAAATGTTCTCCTACACTAACTGCACCTATCCTTTGATGTATATGAGTGCAAAGATTGTTATTAATAATATTTGCATACACAATAAAGTACTGAGGATTTTCAATCCTGAATCTCACAAAGCTTTCTAAATTTGGCAAGTCAATAAACACAATGTCATCATCAAAACGAATATATACTGTTTTTTCATCAATACAATCTTTGAAAAATTTATGTATGTTGAGATTATTGTATTTACAATTCGGATGATCAGGTAAAAACTTTAAACTATAAAAGTCTGGGTATTCATTTGTCAATGATTGCAAATATTCAACATCTGACTCATTATTTGTATTTACCCACCAGACATGATTGTCTATAACGTGTCTTGAATTTATAAGATACTTATGCAATATTTCAAGATATCTTTTTCGTCCTGCAGGTGTAACAGAAATCACTTTATATCCATCAACCATCAATTTATATCCTTGGTCAAGCTTTTGAATAATTCTAATATTTGAGGCTGCTTATCTAATTCTTTTCTTTGAGTGTAGTAAGCATAGTGCACAGCAATGAATCCGCCATATATACAATTTGGCATATCTCTTTCAGCTGGTTTCAATTGAGATAGCCATTTTTCATCATCTCTTCCACAATGAATAAACTTTGCAAACTCTGATCCCATCCATGAAAAGAAATTAATGCTGTATCTTTCATAATCAGTTAGGACCCATTTATTGAATTTCATTGCATCAAGAGTCCCATTTTTATAATGATGATAAAAAGATCTAAAGTGCTTTATTGCATATGAATAATTTTCCCAAACAGGACCAATAGAGCTGTAAGGAACTGGCGGAAAATCATCTTTTTCAAGTGCTCCAATTTTTTCATGGATATAATAATTTAATGCATTATTTACGGTGTTGGCAAAAACTAAAAAATATTGTGGGTTATTAATTCTGAATCTAATAAAATTTTCAAACTCTTTATGTTCAAACCAAATAATATCATCATCAATTTTGCAATAAACAGTATTTGGATCAATACAATATTCATAAAATCTTGCGACATTTTTACTTGTAAATTGAAACTCTTCTATATAAGGCAATTTTATTACCTCAAAAAAATCAGGATGTTTTTGCACTAACGAATCTAAGTAAGCTAAATCTTCTTCATCACCAGTGTTGAGCCAGAAAACATGTTTATCTATGACTGGCCTACTTGCTAAAAGATATTCTACTAAAATTTCAACATATCTCTTTCTACCATATGGAGAGTTTGTGACTACCTTGTAATTATCAACCATTGCAAAATATCCTTATAAGTTCTACAATACATTAGGGTTATACAAATGAATAATGTTGATTTTGAAGACGCTCCGGACATTCTTTTGATTGCACAAAAGTTACAAGAAAAATATTTTGCTTTTATTGGTTTTGTAAACTTAGACTCCATATATTTTACAAAAATGATTGGATATAAGTCAAGAAACGCTCCAGTTTATCAAATGAGTGGTCTTACACAAGCTTGGGCCAGATCAGTATTGAATGAACTTCAAAGTAAAAAGAATTATTGTTTAGGCGTTTGGGCTGATGAATGGGACGAGCTTGAAAAATCAAAAAAAGAGTGGATAATTTTCAGATGCTTATATTCAATCAACCCAGCTAATGATGGAAAACTTAGACCATTTGATGTCAGCGATTATGGGTTCATTATTGAATATTTTGTAAGAACTGGTATTGGACCATATTGGGAAAGCAAAGAAAATTTGCCATCTTTACTTGACGGAAATGATATACTTCCTTTGATAATACCTATGGATGACAACGAACAATGAGTTTTTACAATACATACAGACCAAGTTCTTTCAAGGACATTTACGGATACTCTGCATCAATTTTGCAGAAACAAATTGAGTTGGGTAAAACTTCCCATGCATATATTTTATCAGGGCCTCCAGGAACAGGTAAAACCACACTTGCCAGAGTTTCTGCAATATCTTTATTGTCTGGCGATAATGACAAAAACACTAAACAATTAATTTTAGATGATTCTCATCCAGATGTTTATGAAATAAATTGTGCTGTAAATAATGGAGTAGATCATGTAAGGGATAATATAGTTCAGCTTGCAAGATTAGCTCCTATCTCAGGAAAATATAAAATATTCATATTAGATGAATGTCATATGCTTACTAATCAAGCTCAAACTTCTCTAATCAAACTTACTGAAGAGCCACCGGCTTATGTCAAATTTTTCTTTTGTACTACAGAACCCAGTAAGATTTTGAGAGCAATCAAGACAAGATGTCAAACTTTCAATCTAAAAAAGATTTCAGAGTCGGATTTACTATCTATTCTTGAAAATGTTTGCGACAATGAAAACTTAGAATACGAAGTTTCAGCTCTTAAGATTATTGCAAAAGAAGCTAATGGAAGTGCCAGAACTGCCTTATCAATATTGGAACAAGCTTCTATTCAAGACATCACTGAAGATTTTATCAGAACAATACTTGACAGATCTCCAAAACAAGTTGCCATTGATTTATGTTTTAGCATTTTGAACAAAGAGAGATCTAACGCCTGTAGAATTATTCAAGCAGCAAATTTAGAGGGAAGAGATATAGGGAATCTATTCCTTGAGGCTTCTTCAATATTTATGGAAGCTTTCAAGTATGTTGCATTTAAGTACAAAAAGGTAGATAGGGACCCTGATATAGAAGAAATAGCTAAGACTGTACCTACAATTCAAATAGTTGAATTAACAGAACAGTTGTATAACATATCAAGTAATATAAGGCAAACTGTATCAGAGGATTTAGTCGCAATGACAGGAGTTCTCAAAACTATTGATTGGTACGCAAAAAACAAAGCGTAAAATTGTTATAAAAAAGTTTATTGCCTTCGGTAATATAAATGGCGACCGAAGATCCAAAGATAGTAAGAATAGTTCAAAAAGCTAAAAAAGGTGATGAAAAATCTTTTAAGATGCTACTTAAGATGGTAGATGGTGACTTGCGTAAAATTGCAGGTCATTATTTTATTCTTGGTGGTGATCGTGAAGATGTCATGCAAGAATTGAGACTTGGAGTTTACAAAGCGGTAAATTCTTATGATCCAACTAAAGACACCACTTTTAAAAACTTTTGCGTTAATTTAGTTTGCAAAAGACATTTAGCAACAGCTATTTCTTCTGCAAAAAGAATGAAAAATTCAGTTCTGAATGATTCAATTTCTTTAGATGCTCCTATCATTCTCGGAGATGATGGAAATTTACAAACTCTTGCTGATTTTATTCCCGAAAAACAAAATCCATACGATGAATCGCCAGAGGTTAATCTTGTTGAAGATATCATAATCAAAGAAGAATATGAAATCAACACACAAAAACTGTTGACAAAATTAACTCCATTGGAAGCTGAAATTTTCAATGAATATGGATTAAATTCATCATATAAAGAAATATCTATAACCCTAAATGTTCCTGCCAAATGTGTTGATAATGCTTTGACCAGAATTAGAAAAAAAGCTAATGAAGTGTACATTCAATATCGAAAAGACGATGGCAGGAAGGAAAACACTACGGATATAGATAAAAACCCTAACAAGTAATATCTACCCTTGCCAAATATTCTACGATGAAGTAGAATATTGATTATGGAAACTTCAATTGTTGACGTCGTAATCGGCATGCAATATGGCGATGAAGGCAAGGGAAAGATAGCCAATCAAATGGCTTCAAATGGTGAATATGATTATGTAATTCGCTTCAATGGTGGAGGAAATGCAGGTCATACAATTTACCTCAATGGAGAGAAAATTGTTACACATCTTGTTCCTTGCGGTATTATGCATGGTGTTACTTCTGTCATCGGTAATGGTTGTGTTATCAATACACAAAAACTATTTGACGAACTTGAGTATCTTAAAGGATTTGGATTCGATACATCGCTTCTGAAGATTGCAGAAAACGCACATATTATTACCCAAGATCATATTGACGAAGATTCCAAAGACACAACTATTGGAACAACTCGCACTGGAAATGGCCCTTGTTATAGAGACAAAGTGGCCCGTACTGGAATTCGTGCCAAAGATGTCCCAGAATTAGAGCCATATCTTGTTGATATGTATAGTCTTATTCATTCATCACCAAAGAAATTTTTAGCTGAAGGAGCTCAAGGATATTGGCTTGATGTTGACTTTGGCGATTATCCTTACGTCACATCATCAAACACCGGGGTAGGAGCAGTATTAAGCAATGGTTTCAATTATAAGCAAATACGGAATGTTGTCGGGGTTATCAAATGTTATTCTACCTATGTTGGAGCTAAAGGATACCAAAAATACGACGAGAGATTCGAACAATTGCGTGAGATTGGTCAAGAATACGGAGCCACTACAGGACGGCCAAGACAAATAGATTGGTTAGATCTTGATGAAGTTAATGAAGCTTGCAAAATGAATGGTGTTGACTTTTTAATTGTCAACAAAATGGATGTTCTTCGACAGGTCAATAGTGCTTGGAATTTATACGAAGATCAAATGATTCTTAGTTGTAAGGATGAAAAATCTTTTATGGATCGTATTGCAAATTATTTAGACCCATCTATTGACATTGAATTCCAAGGGCAATTACATTGAAATTTAAACTTATAAAGTCAGAATATCTAAGCAAGTTCTCTTTAATGAGTAAACTTGATAAGATGAAAATTTCTATGAACGAAAATAAAACAACAGGCTCAGATAGCCTGTTGTTTTATACTAAAGATAATATGTTGAACATTTATCTGAGTAATGGCCAATCTTCTGTTAATTTTGGAATGGATATCTCTGTTGATGAAGAGAAATGTTTTGCTATAGATGCTAATCTCTTTTACAATGCTTTTTCTAACTTTCCAACAGATGAAGTTCAATTTGCTTATCTCGAAGATGATCACTCTCTTGTATTTGGCAATAAGAAAACAAGAGTTTCTCTCAGAACTTCTTTAGTTTCAAATATTGAAGATTTATTATTCAATTCATTTGATATTTCTTCAGATGTTGAATTTAATACCTTAAACTATTCAAACTTTTCAGATGCTATAAGATTAACTTCTTTTTCATGCGCACCTGACATAGATGAATATCCATATACTTCTATATTGATGTTTATAGACAAGAATGAATTCAATTGTTATTCTTCTGACAAACACAGAATTTCAATATATGGTAAAAAATATACAAACCAAAATTCTCACTTGTTACCAAAATCTTCAGCTGATTTACTTTTGAACTTTGTAAATAAAAATGATGATTTTAAATTTTCTATTTACAAAAACAAACTTTTTTTGAAATGGGATAAAAATATTTTCACCACAGCTCTTGAAAGTAATTCTTATCAAAGCATATTTGAAAATTATAATAAGTTCTTTTCAGAATCTAATCATGTATTGTCTACAAAAGTTGATAAGCAACAGTTGCTTCAATCTATAAAGTTCATTGGCAACATTTCATCTTCTCACACTATAACAATGAATTTTGAAGCTGATCAGCTTATTATTACAGGGTCGAGTTCAGACAAAGGCACTATAGTTGATAAAATTCAACTCGAAGAAGAAGTAGAAAGTTTAGAGGTTGTATACCTTGCAAACCATCTCATGAAAGTTATTGAGATACTTCCACAAGATCAAGTGACACTTAATGTCAAAGAATATAATGGTTTTTATTTGCTAATGGTTGAAACACTGAGCTATAATCACATTGTTTTTCCAATGGGATAATATGTCAAGAATTTATATTGGTTCAAAAATAGCAGCAATAGATTCTGTCAAGAAAGAATTTCCTGACAGAATTCTTGTTTTATGTGATAACCCAGAAAATCAGGCAAAAAATTATTCTATTTTTTTTGATCAAAACAAACTATTTTTACATGACAATCCAAATGTAGAAAAGCTCAAAATCATTCAAACTCAGATTACAGCAAACAAAGGTACTCATTTTTTATTTTACGATGATGAGAGCTTTGATGGCAGAAACTCATTAATACAATCAATCAAGAAGTCTAATCTCATATTTGATTATTCTTATCCTTTATATGGTGATTTTGCAGGTCTCAGAAGATCAATAAACAGCTACATAAATGCATCAAATAAAACAATAGACATAAGTTGCTTTGAATGGCTGAATAAAAATTGTCCAACAATTAAATACAAATCAAAAGCAACTGGATCTAAAAAAGAATCTATCTGCTACGATATCGACTTATTGAATAAAGAATTTGAAAAAATACTTTCTGTAAATGACAAAATCACCTTGGAAGATTTGCAGTTATCTTCGTTCGTTACTGACGCTGATATATTTGAATTTATAGAATTTTTGTTGAATAATAATATCGAAGAAACTTATAATTTATCTGATAAATTGGTTGATTCTATTGGTGAACAAGCTTTATTACTTATTCTTCTTTCGCAACTTGTCTTTATTCTTGAAGTAGTATCTTGTAAAGAAAATAAACTATACAACTTAGAAGAAGTAATTAAAATTGTTGAGAAGAAAGATTTACTTGGAAAATACTTGAGTAATGATTGGCAGGAATGTAATTTTACTCATAAGACGCAAAACCCTATAAGAATAAAGATTGAAATGTCTAAAAATAGACCATCTTCTGAAAAGATCTCATTCATGATAAGTTCAGTTATAGATTCTATATCTCATTTAAGAAATAATGGGCAAGTTCAACCAAGCATGTTTTTACTTTTGAGCAAAATGTTATCTGTATAATTTATGAATGCAAGATAACTATGAACATATTAATAAGCTTGTAGAGTTATGTAAAAATGATGACTCTGGTGCATTATTTCAACTATTTGATTTTTACAAACCATTATTGCTTTCATCAGTAAGTCGTTGTATATATAAAAACCCAAAGCTTTCAAGATATAGAGAAGATATCTTTAGAGAGTCGGTGTTTGTGCTAAAGAAGTTGATTGATCAATACGATCCAACTCTCACTTATTTTTCTTATTTTTTATCGACCAGAATAGATATAAATCTTTTCAGGTATGTAACTGATAAATACCAAACCGATGAGTATTTTATTGAAGACTATTGCCCTGATGAAGATTCTTATGATCCATTTAATAAAATAAATAGCGCAATTTCAATTCATGCAGCACTTACACAATTAAATGAAAAGCAACGTGAAGCTATTGAGTTATATTTTTTTGAAGGATTAGATCAAGAACAAGCATCAATTAAATTGAACATCACCCAAAGTTCTTTTTCAAAAAGATTGCAACGTGGCTTATCTAAAATGAAAGAAATATTGGGTGATGATTTCTTACTTGACTAATCTTCTATGATTATACACTGATGCTTTTTTGTCAGATGTAAATGGATCTTTGATATCATCAGGCTGTTCTGTTTCCATTTTTATATTAGAACCAGGTTGAGGTTTTGTAGGTTCAAGCCCAGGAAAATGTCCAGGAGCTCTTTTTCTACTATGAGGATCATTAGGATCTTCGCCTTCTTTCCAAGTCCAAGTGCCTTCTGGAATTTGCTTACCAGTATAAACAGGCATCATTTCATCAAATTTTCTTCCGCCAGGTATTTTTTCAGTGTAGCCAATTAATGATTTTGTGATATCAGCAATATCTTCAGCTGTTGGTTTTTCCGGCTCAGCATCATCATCTTTCTTTTGTTGTTTTGCTCTTGTAGGATCATCTAAGTCAAGAACATCACTTGTCAATAAACCATTAGCTACAGCATCAGCAACCTTACCAAAGTAATCTTTCAAGTATCCTTCTAAAACTGAATCAGAAACATCACTGACATCAAATATCATCATTGTTCCAGATTTAATTAAATCTTCTTGAACTCTTTTGAGTTCATTTTCTAATTCAATTTTCTTTGAATAATTAAGATCTCCTAATGTATCCAATTCCTTCTTGATTTGATTTTTTCTTTTGATCAAGCCTCTTCTAAAATCTCTTTTACCAGAAACAGTAAATATTTCATGGAATATCATTTCCAGTCTGTTTCTTTGTCTTTCAAGAATTTTTAATACAGCTTCTTGTGGATCAGGAATATCAATAGTAGTTCCATCTGGCTTTCTAATTTTACCAAAATTTTCTTTTTTGAATTCTGCTGAGGCATCTTCCATCATCAATCTTCGAACATTTGTACCGCCAGACATAAGGTGGATTTTTTGATTGACAATATCTTGAAGCCATTGTTCTTTTGCTGCTTCGTAAACTGTTTTAGAAACCATTAAATTTGAAAGTCTATTTCTAAATATTTCAGATAGATAAGGGATGTCACCGTGAACTCTTGCATACATTTCAGAAGGATTAATTAAGTAAGCTTCTTCTTTTGTAACTTCTGGATTAAGTTCTTCAGATGGAGCCATTATAAGATCGCCAGATGCAAGATAATGAAGAGCGTGAGCAATTTCATGTCTTCTTGTTGCTTCTGTAAATTTGGTATGTGAAATGCCCAAGTTTTCAGCTAATTGCTTGTGATGTTCTAATGAGTCATATGAATCAGTTCTTATGATGATTGCTGGCACATTTTCTCCAGATTGAGTTGGAAATCTTGGAACAAATAAGCCTCGCCATAGACCATCAACAAAATCAATGTCATTAATTTGCAATTTTGTAATTTTGTTTTTGTTTAAGAATGACTTGAGAGTATTGCTATCAAATTCGAGTAAAGTTAATTTTTCAGCGTACTTTATAAGATCTTCTTTTGAAATAGTTGTATATTGTCTTTCTTGCTCCATTTTATCAAGATAACTTGTTGCAAATTGAGTGAACATTTGCTTGGATGATTTTTGTATTTCAAGTTCTCTTCTTTCAAAATCTGAAGCGTTGGCAGGTATGGGTTTAGATTCTACTGATGGATCATAATCATTATTCCAAGTCTTTTCAATAGGATCTATTTTCTTAATCACACCCTCTTTAATTGCTTTAGATATGACATCTAACCCACTACTCAAGATAGTATTCTTTGCTTGATTGCTTTTTGACGTTAAGGCGGCTAAATTAGGAAGTTGATTTCTCGCACCTGCTTTGAAATTATCTAATTTTTCAGGATTTTCTTCAAGATATTTCAACATGGTGTCAACAGTAGCAAATCCTTGGTATAACCACAAATCCCTAATTTTATCTCCTTGTTTTTCACAGTATTCCTTAAACTCAGGATCTTGTCTTAATTGCTCAATATGAAAATCTTTAATGTCCCATTCATATGAATATGTGTAAATTAAATCTATAAATGATTCTAATAAAAATTGTTGTTCGGGATTTGTCTTCTTGATATAAAAATAAGTTTCAACTTGGCTGTAAGTATCAGAGTAATTAAAAAGTTCCTTAACTGTGTATTCATCAAAAATACCAATACAAGCTTCTATCAATGACATAAATTGATCAGGCTTGAGTCCACTTCTTGCATATGACACCATAAATGGTCTCAATCTGTTAGCAAAATCTGTATTTATATCAGTGTTATTAAGAAAATTTATTACGCCTTGATGGCTTTGGAATCTTTCCAAAAGTGGTTTTTCTGAAATTGCTCTATCAAGGATTTCTTTTCTGTCAACATCATTAGGATTTACACCAAATTTCTTAACATCACCATCTCTTATCATATACATCAAGGTGGATTCATTGATTTCTACACCTTTTGAGGAGAGTAAATTTAATGTCTTAAAACCAATTGAAGCTAAACTCTGGAAGCCATACTCCATTACTGTAGCACTTCCAGCCCCATCGCCTATCTCAATTGATCCATTATCTTTTTCTTTTAATAATTGAGTTATTTTGCCTAAGTAATCTAATATAAGAAAAGTTTCTGAATCTGGCGTACCAATCTTTTTCAAGTGATTATCTACAAACTTTACAATTGCATTTCCAAAAAACTCTAAATCTGATCGATATTTTGATATATTGCCTTCACACATCTTAAGATAATTGATTTGCGTGACATATTTAATAAGCTGCGACATAGAGTAAACAGTAGGCATTTTATTAGGGTCATTAAAATTAGCACCTTTTAGTGTTTCTTTGAATGATCCGCCCCATTCAAACTTAGGTGATGACAATACGTCCCATGCATCAGCTGCTTCTACTATTCTTTTAGATTGTTTGTAGTTCCACATAATACTTATTATGTTTTGTAAAAGAACTAAAAAATCCTATGGAATAAAATTTCTAAATTTATGTAATATGTTTATATGTTCCAAGAAATCCCTTAAGACACGCTATAACTACGTCTAAGGGATATTTTTCTTTTAAGGGGAGAATCACTGTGGTTGAAAAAAATACATCCGATGACATGATTTATAATTGGCGCAATGAATTGCGTTCACATAAAGATGGCGTAGTTGTTGTAGCCAGTTCCCAAGCAGCTCAGTATAAAGCTCAAGGTTACAATAAATCCGAAGTGGTTGAACTTCTTGCAGCAGACAATTTTGATATTGATGTTGCAAATAGAGTTGCTTCTAAGTTGTTTGATTCACCAACTGTTGCAACTAAGGAAACAGTTCAAGTTGCAGTAGTGCCTACCAAGTACGATGATTGTGTTCCAGTGATTGAAAGATCCTTGGAAAAATATAGTGCTAAAGAATTTGTAAAGAGACTTTGTACTGGATCTCATTCTATTGTAAAGACAGATGATAAAGGTATTCAAACCTGGATCAGAGCTGCAGAGTTAGCAAAAACAAATTCCAATGGTGTAATAAATTTACATGCTGCACTCAAGCCTTGGGTTGAAGAAGCATTATTAAATTCTGTTTTAGTTGCACAATCAGAAAAACCTCAAGTGAAGACAGCTTCTAAAAACAAATATGTTGTAAGCAACAGAAAAGGCACTGCTGAGGTAGATCTCGTAAATGCTACATCAACAAGTGAAAAGTTTACAAAAGGTAATTATGCTGATTTTGGTTTAGCTGATGAATATATGGTAGGTGCAGCAGATTCTGTTTCCCCTTATCAAAGATTAAGAAGAGCTTTAAAAGACTAATCATCACAAACTTCAACAAAACAAGCCGCTATATGCGGCTTGTTTTGCTTTTGTATAAAATTTATTATGTCAGATAAAAAAGAAGAAATTGTTGACGCTATTGTTCCTGTAACTGAAAAAACTATTACAGGTCCATCAAAGTTATTTAGAGAGCTCAAGGATACAGATAAACCTCTGTATCCTTTGCCTCCTGATAATATGAATGATATTTCTTATCCACAATTTTTAGAGCCAAGATGTTCTATTTGTTCTTCTCCTTTTAGAGATTTAGCAGAACATGTATTTCTTGAAAGTGGCAAAAAGCCTCAATCTGTAATTCAATTTTTTTCTCATTATTTTGATGCAAGACTTAACTGGATGCAGATCAACACTCACATGGAACAGCATTGTGACTTTAAGAAAATCTCAACATCTGGCCTTAAGAATTACGAGCAAAGAGAAGAACTTATTGCGCCTTGGATTTTCAGAGAGCATCAGTTAGCTCTCACCGCATTACTTGTAGAACTTGATGATGTAAGAGGCATGGATTGCTCTAAAAATAACGACTTAAAATTAAAAAGAGCAGCAATGGTTGAAAAGTTAATTAGTAAAATTCTTCATGTGAAAGAACAAAGAGACAATCAGGGTATATACAACATAAACATTTTTGAGATATTGGTCAAACTTCATGAAAAGATGGAGAGTGAATCTGATAAAAAATTAATTAGAGATGAAATGCAATCTCTAAGACAAAAAATACAAGCTGACAATTAATGAGAAAACCTAATCCACAAAAACAACAAATCAATGATGTAAAATCACAACTTCTTTTGCAAGCCTCAGAAGTTGAAAAATTCTTCAGAGGATCAGAATATGCTGAAGAATTCAGTGATGATGTTGTGCCAGCTACAAGAGCAGAAGTAATTCCGCCTCCTGCACCTGATAAATCAAGATTTAATCCAGATCAAATTGTAGATATTGTAACTTTCATAGAACATCCTTATTTTTGTAATCTGAAGCCTTACCCTTGGCAAAAACTTATTTTGAAGTGTTTTTATATGGGGCAAGAAGGCAATACAAATTTAGTAATCAATAATGAAAAAGCTGAAACTGGATGCTCTGGTTGTGTTTGGGAATATATCAAAAATAACGAAATCCAATTTTACAAATCAAGACAAAGCCAAAAACAAATCAAAACTATTTTTTCTATTGTAAACTCTCCTTGTGTAACATGCGACAGATTGGATAAAGAAGTAAGAGAAGAAAGATATAGGTCAGCAAAAGAAGAGGCTACAAACCCTGATTCAGAGAGACAAATAGAAGAACTTTCCGAAAGAGCTATACTTGACAATTATGAAACAGAAAATGATTTATTGTATTCTGATGAATTTGATCCAAAGCTACGATTGCAAGTAAACGAAAAGTGCACAAAAAGATACAAATTTCAAGAGTTGGTGTTAGTTCTTGGTAGACGTTCAGGAAAATCATTTTTAGTGTCTGCTATGGCACTTTATGAGCTGTATAGATTGATATCCATGGGACATCCTCAATCTCGATATGGGTTGATGGAATTTGATGAAATTGTTCTCTTGAATGTTGCTCGAAATGAAGAACAGGCTAAAAAGGCAATCTTCTCTAAAATTAAGCAAACTGTTTTAGCTTCTCCATTTTTTCAACCATATATCGGTAAAGATACTGAACTTGAAATGAGATTCTATACTGAAAATGATGTTAAGGAAAATGAAAGAAGATCTGGACAAGGACTCAATCCTTTTGCTGGCAGTTTAGTTCTAAGATGTGGTTCAAGTAATGCATCTGGACTTGTTGGTTTAACTTGTTGGTGTATCATCATGGACGAAGTTGCAGCTATGGCTGGAGATAACCCAGATTCAGGCGTTGACTATGCATTATATGATGACTTAAAGCCGTCTCTTGCAACATTTGGCAAAGATGGAAAAATGATGATGCTTTCAAACCCCAAAGGTCCTATCGGGTTACTGTATGATCTACATGAAAAAAGAGTTGATGATCCTTCTACTCTTGTAATGAGACTTCCAACTTGGTTAACAAATCCTAATATTGACAAAGCTTGGCTGGAAGATCAAAAGAAGAAAAATCCAGTAGAACATACAATGCAATATGGTGCAGAGTTTGGGGCAGCATCTTCAGATCCAATGTTTGATCAAGAATCTATAAATCGTATGTTTCAATCTATGAGAATGGCTCCAAGAGCTGAATTTGCTCAACCACATTTTGATTATTATTGTCATTTAGATCCAGCTCGAACATCTGACTATTACGCTATTGCTGTTGCACATACTGAAGAAATATATGGATCTATTGGGCCTGATTTCAGACCACTAAAAAGAGTTGTGATTGACCATGTTCATTTTTGGAATCCTCAGACTAAAAATCAACCAATATCTGAAAGAGATGTCGAAAACTATGTAATTGATCTACATAAAAGATTTAGATTTAAGCAAGTTAGTATTGATCAATGGAATTCTCAATCTTCAGTAATCACTCTTCAAAGTAGAGGAGTGCCAATTATTGAAAGGCAATTCAATAAAGAATATAAAGAAAAAATCTATACAGAACTTACTCAACTAATAAGAGAAGACAGAATAGATATTTATGATTTATCGAGTGGGGCCTATTTAGATGTTCAAGGCAATAAACATGACTTGAATGAAATACAAGAAGCCAAAATTCAATTTTTATTTTTGCAAAAGAAATGGAAAGGTAAAAGATATTATATTGAAGCTTTGTCAGGATACAAAGATGATATCTGTGACGCTGTAGCTGCAGTATCATATGAAGCTTTGACCAATAAAATTATTACAAGATCTCCAAGAAATAGAATGGTAAGTTTGGGCGGCAGGTATAGATAGAGATACATTTATAATATACAAATATGTCTTCAAAGAATATTAGAACAGCTCAATTTGGTGGTGTAGGTGGTGGCGGCAATGGCTCACCTTTTTCACCAGGAAAAAGCCCAATTGGATCAGGTGGTAAAAATCCAGGAGGTTATGAAGTTAACTCTGACTGGGACGAAAATAAAACACTTGAAAAAATGCTTTCAAAAGTTCATGAAGAAATGGATTTGTCTGATAGAAATTTCGAGTCCAGACTAACTCCTCAACATCAGCATTTTGAAGAAAATAAAGTTTATGTTCTTGACCCAGTTGAAAGACTCAAAGAGAAATTTAGATCTGAACTTCATGCTTACAAAAAATCACTGGAAGAACATGCAGATAGTTTGCATAAAAATTCTGTCAAGTATATACAAGAAAATTTTCAACTTACACCTCAAGATTTAGAAACAATGGAACAAAGACTTCATCAAAGAAGACATTTTGATGATTCTAAAAAAAGAGAGTTCAAGTACGAAGATAAAACTCCTGATCAAATTAAAGCTGAAAGAGCTCATCCTGTTTTATCAGATAGACAGCTTAATCGTATTGCTGTTATTGTCATGAGAGACAAACTGACACAAGAAAATGATGAAGACGAAGAGCAAAGAAATCAATTTGATGGAATAAGATTTAAATATCCACCAATTGGAAGAACACCTGTATTGACTCATGGTGATGAATTAAATCAATATTTTGAAGATTTATTACATGAATACACTCCAGAATCAAATGGTGCTATGGAAGTTGGAGATCTTATTACAGACGAAACCAATCCTGACTATGAGCCAAATGTTCATCCTCGTGACGAGATTGCTGATGAACCTGCTGATGATGAATTATTTGGAATTAATGTATTTCAAACTTTAGAAGAAAATTTGCACAATAAAAAAGCACCATCAAATCAATTTGACAGAAACAATATGTCATCTGACAAAGAAGAATATGGTCATGAAAATAAGGGCGTAGAAGAAGTTTACGAAGGATCCGCTTGGTTTGGATCACATACACCAGCATCTTTTGGATAATTTGTAAAATAATCATATGATTTATGATTATTTAGTAATAGGAGCTGGTTTATTTGGTTGTATTTTTGCTCATGAAGCTAAAAAATTAGGCAAAAATGTTTTAGTAATAGAGAAAAGAAACCATATTGGCGGAAATTGCTATACAGAAGAATATGAAGATTATCATATTCATACTTATGGTCCACATATTTTTCATACTTCTCAAAAATATATCTGGGATTATATAAACCAATTCACAGAATTCAACAATTATTCACACAGAGTTAAGTCGAATTATCAGGGTAAGTTTTATTCTATGCCCATAAATCTTATGACTTTGCATCAAATATGGCCCGATATAATTACTCCTGAAGATGCAAAAAAGAAAATACAATCAGAAATTATACCTTGTGAAAACCCAAAAAATTTAGAAGAACATATTTTAAGTATGGTTGGACCTACTTTGTATCAATATTTCATTCAAGGTTATACTAAAAAACAATGGGGAACAGACCCAAAAAACCTTCCAGCGTCTATCATCAAAAGATTGCCAATAAGATACAACTTCAATGACAGATGGTTTCACGATCATGATATTTATGAAGGCATCCCGGTAAATGGATACACTCCTATCTTTCATAAGCTTTTAGAAGGTATTGAAACTATAACTAATATTGATTACTTTGAAGACAGATCATACTGGGATTCGAAATCTCATAAAATCGTTTTTTCTGGTCAAATACAACAGTATTTTGATTTCATGTTCGGTGATTTAGAATATAGGACCTTAGAGTTTCACAATTATAAAATTCCTAATTCAGATTTCCAAGGCTGTTCAATAGTTAATTATCCCGATCCCAATACGAAATGGACAAGAATTACTCAACATAAGCATTTTACGAATTCAAAATCTTATAATGATTATATTACTTACGAATATTCTAAAAAATATGACAAAAATAATCCAGATCATATTCCATATTATCCTGTAAACACACCCCAAAACAATGAAACATACAATAAATATAAAGACTACTTAGAAAAAAATCATTCAAATATTATTGTTGGTGGAAGATTAGGCAATTACAGATACTACGATATGGATATGACAATAGGTAATGCATTAGCCACTGCAAAGAAAGAATTTGCAGGAAAATAATACAAAAAATACAAAAAACATATTATGTCTGTCTCTATAATGAACCTAAAAATAAAAAGAAGACAAATATTTTAATGGAACAATACAATGCCACAAAAAATATCTTCAGAAGTTAACAATCTAATTAAAAAAGCAAAAATTTTAGATTCATTAGGTAAGTTCAAAGAGTCAGACAATATTTTTGTTAAGTTATCCCAATATTACGTAGAACAATCAGTTACCAAAGTTCCATCTGTTCAATATTTCGAAATGGAAGATATTGCGGATGAGTACGAAGAAAATGAAAAAAACTATCGTACTAAAAAACCCAATCTTCGTGTTCCTCAATATTTTGATTTAGGTGTTGGTGAAGATGAAGAAAACTTAGAAGGTAAGCTGAACGGGCCTGATAGTGTTCCTGGTCCTGCTTACATAGATCCAGGTAATCTTGCTTCAAGTCCATCTATGGCTGGAGATGTTGATTGCTTTACTTGGGAAGAAACTTACGAAAAGAATGTTGAAGAAGGCAATGGATGGAAAAATAGAATTCCATTGAGATAGGAGAAAATTATGCCAATTCCAATCAAACCAGTTCATTCATTAGATTTGCATGCTGAGATATTTGACTCACCCTCAATGGAAGGTTTTGGATTGTCAGACATCCAAATCCAACTTTTAGGGATGAATGCAGCACCTAAAAAAGAAGCATCTGTAAAATTAAGTGAAAGATATATTTCTATGCTTAAGGATATAGATAAAAACATCAATGAGGTTGTGACTGCTGCTAATGCTGCTGTAAATAATAAAGATGGAAAAGTTTGTACAGTTCCAGGTGAAATTTCAGATAATGATCTTTTAGCGTTGAAGACTGCGGGATTAATTTCTGGCTATGGTAGATCTGTATCATTGACAGATAAAGCAACATTAGCCTTGAGAGATTTTTACCTTAGTACAGATACAACAAACGAATTCAGAAAATCAAGAACAAAAGAAAAATTTGATTTAAATGAAGCAAGAACAGTTAAGGTATCCAACGCAAAATTTAGACGTGTTGCAACTTGACTGAACAAATCTGACGAACTGGATGTTCGTTTTATAGCAAAAGACGATCATACAAGGGCTAAAGGCTTGATGAATGCAAAACCCTTAGATGATCTTGAAGTGGCTTATTTTATCTTTCCTACAGAAGATTGCCATTCATTTTGGAATAAAAATGTAGATTTCTCATTAACTTTAGCTTTTTTAGACAAAGATAATGAGATTGTTGATTTCAAAGATTTAGAAAAGCAAAGTCCTAAACTTGTTAGCCCAGATTCAAACAGAGTTAAATTTGTTGTAGAAGCTAATAAAGGATTATTCGAAAAACTTGGAATAAAAACTGGGGATAAGCTTATCCTCAAAAATAATAAACTTACAGTTGAAAAAAACCACAAAACAAAACCTTAAAGGAAATTGAGCCTTTTTTTTAGAAGGTTTTAATAAACCCGACTATGTATTTAGGGTGCTGTTTGAAATCTTGAGGAGAAAAAATAATTATGGCTGATAGAATTTTCCCAAACAGATATCAAGAGGAACCTCTTGA